AAGAACAGTATCTTACGCAATTAGAACAAAAATTTCTATTTTGAAAAACCACGTAAACGGTATTCAATTTAAAGATGGTAAAATCATTGCTGTTCCTCAAGGATACATTGATGACACAAAAGAGGCTTTAGAAGACTACAAAAAACAGTATTCACAATATTGGAACGCAATTCTTTCAGGAACAGGTGAAATCGTTTTAGAAGAAGAAACAGAAGATTCAATTGGAGAGTAATTTTTCAACCTATAAACAAAAAAATTAAATGTCCGTACTACTTGTTGACGGTGACAACTTATTAACTATCGGGTTTTTTGGATTAAAAAACCACTTCCATAAGGGTAACCATATTGGGGCTCAGTATCATTTCATCAACACATTAAGAAGATTAATTGACATTCATCGATTAGATAAGGTCGTTGTCTTTTGGGACGGAGAAGAGGGTTCATCATCTAGAAAAAAGTTCTATAGTCATTATAAAGAAAATAGAAAAAGTAGGATTAGAACTGAAGAGGAAATGGGTGCTTACTCCAACCAAAGAAATAGGGTTAAACAATATTTGGAAGAATTATTTGTCAGACAAGGTGAATATGATTTTTGTGAAAGTGATGACTGTATAGCACATTATACCCAAAAATCGAATGAAAATATAATAATTTATTCATCCGACGGAGACCTAACCCAACTTGTTTCTGAACGAACACAATTACTAAACCCTTCACATAATAGAATATATAATTTAAATGATATGTTTGTTTATGACCACGAAGAAATTCTCATACAAAACATTAAACTTGTTAAGATGATGTGTGGAGACCCATCAGATAATATTGCCGGCATTAAAAGTTTAGGTGTTAGGAGATTAATTGCACTTGTACCTGAAATAAAAACACAACCATTAACACTTGAAAATCTTAAAGATAAATTCAATATCTTGTTTGAACAAGATAGAGATAACAATCTAATAAAAAACTTAATAACAGGTGTCACTAAACACGGAGTATTGGGAGAGGAGTTTTACAACGTAAATAAACGTATAGTAAGTCTTGATGAACCTTTTCTTACTGAAGAGTCAATAGTCTCAATAAATTCGCTTATGACTGATATAATGGACCCGGAAGGACGTTCTTATAAGAATACAATGAAGATGATGATGGAGGATGGGATATTCCTTTTATTACCAAAATCTGATGATTCTTGGATTAATTTCCTAAACCCATTTTTAAGATTAACAAGAAAAGAAAAAAATAAAAAATTAATAAAAATAAAAAACAATGACTAATCAAGAAGTAACCAAATTCGAATTTATATTAACTTTGGGCAAAAATATAGTTTGCCAAAGATTCTTTAATGTAAGAGACCATAATCCTAAATCTAGAAGGTCGATGGATTTACATGAATATATAAAAGATATTTGTGAAGAAATCTCATATGATTTGAAAACAAAAACTATGGATTATTTAACTGAAAATCAAGATTATTTTTACGGTTTGAGGGGTGCAGAATCCATTGAAGTAGATGAGAAAGAATTTTTTTTATTGGTGATAAAAATAGAAGATAATGTATTTATTCAAAGGATGTTTTCCTCGAGTATCTTTCACCCAAAAGTTAGATACACGGTAGACATTCGCCCAAGCCTGAGGAGATATCTATCGGACTTAACTTATATTTTATCATCGGAGGAACTAGAAACAACATATTTAAATTACAAATTATAAAAAAAACTAATTATGACAGAAAAGAACTTTGGATTTCTCGGAGCATCATTCCAACAGGCACTGATAAGAGCGATTATTGAAGACAAAAAATATGGGGAACAGATAATTGATGTAATCGATAGTAAGTACTTTGATAACAATTCCTTTAGATTTATTATTCAAAATATTAAGGAACATTTTACCAAATATAGTAAAATACCTAACTATGACACTCTGTCACAACAAATTGTGTTAGAGTTAAAAAGTCAAGAAAATGCTAGAATACATTTAGACACAATCTTGGGTATTAAGGAAAACACCCAAGATTTCTCATTAGTAAAAGATGAGGCGTTAAATTTTTGTAAACAACAAAATTTAAAAAAGGAGTTAAAAAGGGTAAATCAGATTATTGACAACGGCTCATTTCAAGAATATAGTACCATTGAAGGTATCATTCAGAAAGCAATGCAAGTTGGATTACCACCCGAAGAATCTATGGATGTATTTCATAATATTGATGAGGCATTAGAGAAGGATAATAGACACCCAATCCCAACCGGAATTGATGGGTTGGACGCTATGTTAAAAGGAGGATTAGGTAGAGGTGAATTAGGAGTGGTTTTAGCACCAACAGGTACAGGTAAAACAACACTATTAACACTTTTTTCAAACACCGCCTATAACTACGATTTCAATGTAGTTCAAATATTTTTTGAAGACAATCCATCAAACATTAAAAGGAAACACTTTACAATTTGGACAGGTATTGAACCAGATGAACAACCAAACAACAAAGATGAGGTAAAACAAAAAGTTGAAGAGGTTAGAGCGAGGTGTACCGGTTCATTAAGTATTGTTAAATTACCAAGTGATTCCGTTACTATTTCGGAAATTAAAACAAGAATCAGAAAACACATTTCTGATGGTAAAAAGATTGACCTTTTAGTTATTGACTATGTTGATTGTATAACACCAGAAAGGTCAGTAAACGGTGAAGAGTGGAAAGGTGAAGGTTCAATTATGAGAAGTCTTGAATCGATGACAAGTGAATTCGACATCGCAATATGGACAGCAACCCAAGGTAACAGAGATTCGATATCATCGGAAGTTGTTACCACCGACCAAATGGGTGGTTCAATCAAGAAGGCTCAAATTGGTCACGTTGTTTTATCAGTTGGTAAAACATTAGAACAAAAAGAACATAATTTGGCAACTATGACTTTATTAAAGTCTAGAATTGGTCAAGATGGTGTGATTTGGCAAAACTGTACATTTGATAATAGATATTTAATTATTAATACCGAATCTCAAAGTACATTATTAGGACATAAAGAAGATGTTCAAAAAGACAACGCTACACGAGCTAAAGATGCATTTATGAAAAGACAAAAGGTCTTGAATCGTGAAAATTAATAACAAAGTAAAATAAAAAAACAAAACAAGAATATAATTAATTAGTATGGACGAATCACAAAAAATATTATCGGATTTAACAGTATACATGAAGTACGCTAAATACGTTCCCGAATTACAGAGAAGAGAAACATGGGATGAATTGGTAACAAGAAACATGAATATGCACATTAAAAAATTCCCTAAATTAAAAAAGGAAATTAAAGATGTTTACCAATATGTTTATGATAAAAAAGTTTTACCATCAATGAGGTCGATGCAATTTGGAGGTAAACCAATTGAGATTTCACCAAATAGAATTTATAACTGTGCCTACACACCAATAGACCATTTAGATGCGTTTTCTGAAGCAATGTTTTTATTGTTAGGTGGAACGGGTGTTGGGTATTCGGTACAAAAACACCACGTTGAAAAATTACCCGAGATTAGAAAACCAAATCCAAACAGAACCAGAAGATTTTTAATTGGAGATTCAATCGAAGGATGGGCGGATGCAATTAAAGTATTATTTAAATCATACTTTGGAGAACAAGTATCAACTCCTGAATTTGATTTTTCGGATATTAGACCAAAAGGTGCTCAACTTGTAACATCAGGTGGTAAAGCACCAGGACCTCAACCATTAAAAGATTGTCTTCACAAACTACAAGGTATGTTAAGTGCAAAAGAAGATGGTGACAGATTAACCCCAATTGAAGTTCATGATATGGTTTGTCATATTGCAGACGCTGTGTTAGCTGGTGGTATCCGTAGAGCAGCACTTATCTCATTATTTAGTGCTGATGACAACGAAATGATTTCTTGTAAATCAGGTTCATGGTGGGAACAAAATCCACAAAGAGGTAGAGCGAACAACTCAGCGGCACTTGTTAGACATAAGATTACGAAAGAATTTTTCTTAGATTTATGGAAACGTGTTGAAGCTTCAGGAGCAGGTGAGCCTGGTATCTACTTTACAAACGATAAAGATTGGGGAACAAATCCATGTTGTGAAATTGCATTAAGACCAAATCAATTCTGTAATTTATGTGAGGTTAACGTATCTGACATTGAATCACAAGAAGACCTAAATGCTCGTGTTAAAGCTGCGGCGTTCATTGGAACATTACAGGCGGGTTATACAGATTTCCATTATTTAAGAGATGTTTGGAAAAGAACAACTGAAAAAGATGCGTTAATTGGTGTATCTATGACAGGTATTGGTTCAGGTGTGGTTTTAGGTTATAACATGAAAGAAGCCGCAAAGGCAGTAAAGGAAGAAAACACAAGAGTTGCGGAACTTATTGGTATTAATAAATCAGCTCGTATGACTACTGTTAAACCAGCAGGAACGACTTCATTAACATTAGGAACATCATCGGGAATTCACGCTTGGCACAATGATTATTACATTCGTAGAATTCGTGTTGGAAAGAATGAGTCGATATATGGTTTCTTTTTAAATAACCACCCTGAATTGGTTGAAGATGAATTCTTCCGACCACAC